TTGAGAAAGATCATTGGCGTGAAGGCTCGACTCCAGGCTCACGCTGGTCTGTTGTGCAACACGAAAAGAATATCCATCGCATCATCATCGAGAACAACGACACTCGCATGAATGTCTCGCAGTGGTTTCTGTTGAGCAGCGACCGTCATCACGACAACGCCCACACGGATCAAGACCTCGAGTTGAAGCACCTCAAAGAATGCAAGAGGCGCAACGGCATCGTGTTGGACTTTGGCGATCTGTTCTGCGCAATGCAAGGCAAGTGGGATCCGCGCTCGGACACATCAGCATTGCGGCCCGAACATACGGAAGGTCACTACCTTGATCGACTGGTCAAGACAGCAGCAGAGTTCTATCAGCCGTACAGCGAATCATTTGGGCTGATTTCAAGAGGCAACCATGAGACGGCCATAACCAAACGCCATCAGCATGACTTGACTGAAGCGTTGACAGCACGACTCAGCGCAGGCGGCAAAGTGCCTGTGTTTAACGGTGGTTATACAGGTTGGATCATCATCGGGCTGTACTCAGGTGGCTCGCACTTCAGCCTCAAGATGCACTACACGCACGGACTTGGCGCAGGCGGCATCATGTCGCACGGCACGCTTGCCACTCGCCGCATCGCAAGTTTCATCAGCGATGCAGATATCATGGTCAGCGGTCACACGCATGATTCATGGCTGCTCACGCTGGCATCGCAGCGGCTCATCACTGCCAACGGTGTGTATCGCACGCGCATCGTGCCTGTGCATCATGTGAAGTGCGGGACATACAAGGACGAGTACGGCACTGGCTACGGAGGCTGGCACATTGAGACAGGCAAGCCGCCAAAGATATTGGGTGCTGTGTGGATGCGGCTCAAGTGGGACGGTGAGTACGAGAACGGTGGACTGTCCGTCGAGTTCACGAGGGCAGACTAATGCCAGACTTCACATGCAAGATTGGCGGGATTATGTGGCGCGTGAAGTTCGTCAAGAGCAGCGAGATCAGCCGCACCGCTTGGGGAACATGCGACCATCCGCCGGGCAGACGGCCGACGATCTGCATCCGTGCATCGATGACACCAGCGCAACGCATTGACACCATCATTCACGAGACGCTGCATGCCGCGCTGCCGCTGCTCGACGAGGCAGCAGTGCGCTCGACTGCGACAGACATTGCGAGAGTGCTGTTGAAGTCGGGCTACAAGCATGCCGAATAAACCGCCGCGCTTGGGTCAGCGTGCGCCGCAAGCAAAGCAGCCGCGCCTGCCTGATCATCGGGAGCAGAGCCAGAAGCGTGGGTACGACTCGACATGGCGTGCGCTTAGTAAGCAAGTGCGCAACGAGGAGCCGCTGTGTCGCCACTGCCTGCGTGAGGGCAGAGTTGAGGCAGCTACATGCGTTGACCACATCGTGCCCATCTCCATTGCTCCCGACCTGAGGCTCGTCAGATCCAACCTACAGGCGTTGTGTCACGCATGCCACACACGCAAGACGCGAGCGGAGATGCTCGGGCAATAGTGGCGTTTCTAGCCTGAGAATGGCATGGCGTTTCTATCCAACCATTGGCATGGCGTTTTTACGCAAAGGGAGGGGGGGTGTCAAGGTTCACTCCAGACTGTGTCACCGCTCGTGGAGGCGTTTACGCGTGTGTCAGAGTATTTTCGAGGTGGAAAGTGACAATTTCTGTCACCTTGCATGTGCCGGTCGCTGGCATGGCGTGCGGAGTGTAGCAAAATTTCCGCGCAGCACTTGCGAGCGAAAATAAAATTGCGACACTGCATGCATGGGACGACGCGGCCCCGCTCCGACACCAACATCAATCATGACCCTACGAGGATCGAGACTCGGGGCTCGTCGTGCCAAGACTGAAGTTGTCGGCACTAACGGCACGCCGCTAATGTTGCCGTGCATCACTGAGAACATCGAGAGCAAAAGAATCTTTGATCTCGTCGTGTCACAGATCACTAAGTTGGGCGTTCTAAAGGAGCAAGACGGCATCGCCGTCAGCATGCTCGCAAACGAAATTGCTCTCGGGGAGCACGCCGCCGCCATGGCTTTACAGACTGGCGGCGATGTTGTCGAGGGCAAAGGCGGGATACCGATGTCAAACCCTTGGGCTAAAGCGCGTCGGGAGTCGCGCGACGCGGCGTGGAGAATCATCACGCACTTCGGTTTGACTGCTTCGAGTCGAGTTGCTTTACAAGGTCAGAAAGCCAGCGGCGATAGCAAAGAAGACACGATCAAAAACCTGTTCAAGTTCGGATCATAAACGATACGAACTGCCCGGCTACGACGCAGTTGCGACTGCGGGCGACGGCGATCACTTCGTGCAATCAAAAGCCGACGCGGCTTTCGCATTCTTTTCTCAAGCGTTGCAACACAGCAAAGGCAAGTGGGCGGGTCAGCCATTTGAATTGCAGCCGTGGCAAAAGGCGATCGTCGGCAACTTGATCGGGTGGCAACGCGCCGACGGCACACGCCGCTATCGCTCGGCATACATCGAGGTCGCCCGCAAGAACGGCAAGAGCACATTGATCGCGGGCCTTGCGCTGTGGTCGCTGCTCGCCAGCGGCGAGAACAGCCCCGAAGTTTACTGCTGTGCATCAAGTCGAGATCAAGCGGCGATCGTCGGCGACGCTTGCAAGGCGATGATCAGAGCGTGTCCAGCGTTGTCGAGCGTGCTTGAGATTTATCGCAACACGATCACATGCGCAAAAAATTCGGGCAAGATCGAGATCTTGTCTAGCGAGTCAGGCACAAAACACGGGCGATCGGGTTCAACCTTGATTTTCGACGAATTGCATACTGCCCCAAATCGTGATTTGTGGAATGCAATGCAAACTTCTGTCGGTGCTCGACAAGAACCACTATCAATCACAATTACAACTGCGGGTCATGACAAACATTCATTGTGCTACGAGCAGCATCAGTACAGTCAGAAAGTCCGTTCGGGCACTGTCGTCGATCGCTCGCATCTTCCTGTTTTGTTTGGAGCACCCATTGATGCGGATTGGAAGTCGCCTGCTGTGTGGCGTGCGGCTAACCCTAATTTGAATGTCAGTGTTGACGAATCGTTTTTAAAATCACAATGTGATCTTGCGCAAAATTTACCAGGACACGAAGTAAGTTTTAGACAACTTTTCTTGTGCCAATGGACAGAAACAAAGAAGCGATGGATCTCGCTCGAGTCGTGGGCCGCGTGCGCCGCGCCTGAGATTGATGAGCAATACTTTGCGGGCAAGGACATCTACATCGGAGTCGATCTTTCGACGACCACCGATCTGACATCGGTCGCGGTCATCACTGTCGACGAGGAAGAAAATGTGGCGTTTTTATCTTACGCATTCTGTCCTGAGAACGGCATCCGCAGACGAGCGCGGGTCGATCGAGTTCCCTACGACACTTGGGCATCGCAAGGATCATTGATCGCCACGCCGGGCGATGTCGTTGATTATGAATATGTGGCGCAGAAGATCCGCGACATCTCAAAGATCGCCCGCTCGGTGAAGGCAGTCGGCTACGACCCTTGGAACGCAACGCAGTTCGCTGTCGGTCTACAGCAGGAAGGTCTGCCCATGCTCGAATGTAGACAGGGCTACAGAACCTTGAGCGAGCCATGCAAAGCACTTGAGGCACTTGTCCTCGGCAAAAAATTAAAACACGGATCACATCCCGTAGCCGACTTTTGTATGGCCAATGCAGTAATCGATACGGATCCAGCGGGCAACATTAAACCATCGAAAAGCAGTTCGACGGAGCGCATCGATTGCATCGCCGCGCTCGTCACGGCGTTGGCGTGCATGGTGCACAAAGACGCAACACCAACCTCCATCTACGAACAAGGAAATATGCAATGGGTCTAATCGATCTCATCACACGCGCACTCGGCAAAGCCCCGCCTCGATCTTTATTTGAGGACAATCAGCCAATCGGACAACCGATCTCAGGCGGCATCCAGTCGTATGTGAGTTCGTGGGCTTGGACTGGCAAGACGATCTCGCCCGACAACGCAATGGAGGCTCCGACTGTCTACGCCTGCGTGCGATTGATCTCGCAGACGCTGGCTCGCATGCCGTGGCAAGTGTTGCGCAACAGCGCGGACGGCGCGAGCAATGATGTCACGCATCCTGTGTATCAACTGCTGAACTGCGAGGCGAACGAGGACATGACATCGTTCGTGTTTCGTGAGGCGCAGATTTCGGATTGTTTGCTCTATGGCAATTCGTTTGCCTACATTTCACGCTCTGCGTCAGGTTTGCCAATTGCCTTAGAACGGCTTCGGCCGGATCTCTGTTACATGATGCGCGATCCTGCAAACCAACCCTATTATCAATACTGGTCAGGCAAGTCAGACGAGAAGGCATCAGAGGAAATTAAGCAACGCAAATTCAGACCCTACGACATTCTTCATGTCGTCGGGCCATCTGCCGACGGCTTACTCGGCGAAGCACCAATTCATCGCATGAGAGACCTGATCGGCATGGAGTTGGAGTTGCAGGAGTTCACATCTCGATTCTTTGCCAACAACTGTCGACCCGCTGGCGTGCTTTCGATGCCAGGGCGACTCAGCGCAGAAGGTGCGAACAGATTGCGCGAGGCATTCGCCCGCGTGCATTCGGGCGCACAAGGCGCGGGCAAGGTTGCGATTCTTGAGGAAGGTCTCAAGTACGACGCAATCTCCACCAACGCCAAAGACAGCGACCTCGACAGCATGAAGAAGTTCTGTCGTCAACAGATCGCCGCCGCATTCAATGTGCCGAGCCATCGCGTCGGCGACAACGACGGCGTGTCCTACTCGTCAGCCGAACAAGCCAATGCAGTCTTTGTGCAAAGCACACTGGCGGGTTGGGCTGCTCGACTCGAGCAGGAAGTCAATCGCAAGTTGATCAAGCGCGGCGACGATGTCACGACCCGCATTTCATTCGATGATCTGTTGCGCGGCGACATGAGCACGCGCTTTCAAGCGTTTGCGATTGCGGTCACAAACGGAATACTCACCCCCAACGAAATCAGACAAAGAGAAGGATTGCCTGCCGTTGAAGGCGGCGATCACATCCGCTTGCCTCTGAACACAAGCACACCGACGGCGGCGGCCTCTGCCACTCCCGTATTGCAAGACTCAGCGGTCACGCCACCGCCGTCGGATGTTGTGCCAGCGTCGGTCGACATTGACCCGACTGAGTTGAAGTCGACCGTCAATCCACTTGACCGTGCAGTTGATCTTTTCTATCCGTCGGCTCTCGCAGCGATGACGCGATGCACCGAGGCAGAAGCAAAGTACCGCCGAGGCTGTCGCAGCGCGGCAAAATTGCAAGCTTGGATACCAGATGTCGGACGCATAGCGTCTGAGATCGCACCGATCATGCGCGGGCTTCTCGTTCTCCAAGGTCACAGCGACCGCGCTAGCGACGGCATTGCCATCGCCAACGCATTCGCAGAGTCGATCAAGACCGAGGCACGCAATGCCGACTGGCATCTCACAGGACACACCGAGACGGCGGCGGCACTCGCCACGCGCCTGATTCAAGAACTCATTCAAACTAACAAGGAGCAACTATGAGCAACATCGAAACACGCAAGGCTGGCGCCGTACGCATCGAGCAAACCGAGCCACAGCCCGGTGAGCCGCTACGACTCAACGGCATCGCCGCAAATTGGGAACGCTACGACATGGGCAACTGCTACGAGCGACTCGAGCCGACCTGCTTTGACGCATCGATCAAAGCCGACGGCGACAAGATCGCCTTGCTTTGGAACCACGACACGGCAAAGCCGATGGGTCGCGTGAGCGCAGGCAACCTGAAGGTCTATGCAGATCGTTCGGGTCTGTGCTTTGAGTGCGATCTGCCCGACACCGACACAAGCGAGGAAGCGCACGCGCTGGTGCGTGCAGGCATTGTGACGCAGTGCTCATTCGGGTTCATTTGTTTGAAAGAAACTTACGAGCCACCCGCCAAGGGCGAAACCAAAGGCACGCGAGTTGTGCAACTCGCCAAACTTCTTGAGGTATCCGTGGTCACCTTCCCAGCGAACAGTTCGACCAGCGTCGAGGCTCGCGCCGAGCAACCAAAAGGGAAGAAAAAGAAAATTTACTTGCCTCCACAATTTTGATCTAGACCCCTTGCGAGCGAAAATCCGTTTGCGATAATGGGGTCATAACTGAATACATCCTCGACCGACAGTGCCAGACGCTGATCGATCACGAGAGTGGACTTCCGCGAACTCCCCGAGAGCACGCAGGTTCAAAAGCGTACTTGACCTTCCGCATTTTGACCGCGTGTTTTCTTTTATACACGCAAGGAGTTTGAATGAACGATAATCAAAAATATGGAGTTGACAGTCCAGAGTATGCGAACGCATACCAAACCTATGTCCTGCGTGGCCACAAATATTTGAGCGATGCAGAGTTGCGCGTGCTAAACATCGGCACTGGCGGATCTCTGATCTCTCCAACAGGTTGGGCAAAGTCACTCGAACATCAAATCACTGAGGACACAATTCTTAGCCGTGTTCAAAAGGTTGAGAGTGCCACCAATTTTGTTGCGCAGATCTATCAAAACGATATCACTGTCCAAACTGGAGTTGCTGAACAATCAATTGGAACACTGCAAAGCCCATCATTTAAGCGACCATATCAAGGCACATCTGGCACAACTCAATATTCATTCAGCCTAAACAAGATCACTGTCGGCGTGCGGGTTTCAAATGAATTGCTGTCAGATACGAATGCGGCCGCCAGTGTTGAGACATGGCTTCAAACTGAAATCATTGCGGCTCTCATTGGCAAGGTCAACAATCAGATTTTGATTGGTGGCGGAAGCACCGAATGCCAAGGCGCATGGGGAACTGCAAAAACTAATTCTCGCACTGCTTCAACTGGCGTTGCGACAACCAACACCATGAAAGATGTTCTCAGCGCGGCGTGGGGTTCAACAAACTCCGCTTTGGAGCCGATCACCTACGAGTCATGGAAAAACTGCCTTGCTGTCATCAACAGTCGCACACTTGCGTCATGGGATCCGTCAGCGTTTCCGCTCTTGTTTCCAACCTTTGCGGGTTCAATGGCAAAGGGAACGACTGTTGAAGGTCTACCACTGGTCTACGCACGATTGGCTGCGACGACTCCTGCAAGTGGCGACACGATTGCGATGTTCTTTGATCCAACAAAATATCTATTAGTCACTAATCCTGGCTCTTTCCAAGTTGCTCGTTATAGCGAGGTCTATGCAGACAGCAACGAGACATTGATTTTGGGCACGGTTCGCGCAGACGGATGCTTGCTAAACACTTCGGGCGTGCTCAATGTGACACGCTCTTAAAACTTTCTCACAGACATTCATCGCCGAGCGTGCGTGTCTGTTGCCCCAGCGTTGGGGTGATCGACTCTCGCCCGGCACAACAAGAAGGATT